CTTAATTTCCTTGATTATTTGTTTTTTCGAATACTCTAAATTTGACCTAATTATCCTAAATACTTCCACTTGGAGCTCTAAGTCGTCCATATCATTCCCCTTTCTGCATTAGCTCATGGTTTTGGTGAATGTTGCCGATAACTTCTACAGATTTAAAATCAATAACTCCAAAGCTACAAACTGGAAAACTGCAATCTTCTTGTTCTATTTGGTATTCAAGCCAGTCTTCACTAAAGAACACTACGCCTCTCACATCGCAAATATCATTTACCTCTGTTTTTGCTGTGACAATATCACCCTCGTAAACTTCAACGGCATTCTTATCCTTTATGCCTGTGTATTGGCGTCGATACTTCACTGGGCCTGTTTCTGAGAAGTCCAAGCCAAACTCTATTTGCTGTAATGTGTATCTCAATGGTGGATGACTCTCAAATCCATACTCAAACTTAATTTCTCTCATTTAGTTTACTCCTCTTAAATAAGACAGCTCCAAATCCATCAGATCCGACTTTAATTGTGTCAATAAATTTTGGCTTGATTGGTAAATTAAATTTTTCCATGCCTCTAAATTTTTCTGGTATTACCAGCTCTTTGTACTCGTAATGGTAAACTTCCTTTTTGAAAGGCCAGAAGCCTTTATATCCAGTTATTGCTTTTCGACGAGGAACTACTATGTGTGGAAGAGCCGAATACTGACTAACATTACCGCAACTCCAGCATGTACAGCTTTTATATATATCGTATCCATTAACTTCAGATGCGCAATTATTACAAATACACACTGAACCCCATTTACCGTATTTTACGACTTCACTCATATCATTTCTCTCCTAAAATCAAAAGACCTGCACAGTATGCAGGTCTTTTTTAATGGTGTCAATAGTTTTTATACTATTTCGCAAACTCCACCAGAACAAGCTTGCGCACCTGTCGTATTAACATCAACGTACTTTGGCTTTATGTCTGCATTTTCCCAATCAATTGCCTTGAATGCTTTAGTGACATTCTCCCATTTATGAAGAAGATGCACATCCTTTAACAAGTAAGTTGTTTGGCGCTTATCTCCATCAAAATACTTATCTGCAAACTTATCGAACCTACGAACCCAGTCGCGCTTCAAAGCATTTTTACTTGTGGCATGAGTTAGTTCAGCCTTCCCATCTGGGTTTGATCCATCCGCAACAGCACAAGCTCTCCACAGGTCAGCTTCATAAGCATTTAGCGCATCAACAATTAACCCTGATGCGAACATCGATGCAACTCCATATTCATCGATTATTTCTTGCTCAGTTTTTACCTCTGTAAATGGTGCTTGAGCATAATCCTTGTCTCCACTCGGAGGAAGGAAGCTAATGCCAGCAAAGCTCTCCTTGTTCTCCCAAACATATTCCTCAACCTCATCCCAATCATCAACAGTAATTGTGTTTGAGATGTTGTGTCGCAACATTGGGTGATTGCCAAGCTCAGGTCTAGTTCCATGCTCAACCCAAGAGTTCTGTGCTTTTTTAACGTACTCTAAAAGCTTAACACCCATTAAATCCTTTTTAAACTTAGCGCCTTCTGGAGCTATGATTGGGAATGAAATTACAACATCTTTCCCGCTCGCAGACCATACAGAGTCTTCAACAGCATCTGGATTTATTCGCTTAAATTCCTTTGGTACATCCTCATTAACGTTCGCCTGCATATTTCTGAAGTACCGCTTGCTATGGTGAGGGTGAATCCCTGAAGCAGTGCCAAGCAATACCGACGAGTTGCCAGCGGGTTTTGTGCAACTTATTCTCGCAGCCTTGTTGATGCCAATCAAGTCGGCAACCTCAGCGTTAATTTCTTTTGCGTACTCAGCCAAGCATTTCATGTTGTCGTCGTCGAAAAGAAAATCTGGATTCTCCATCCACCCAGTAATGCTTACGCCAAGCAATGCTTCTTTCTCAAATGCCTCCTTAGTTGCTTTGTCTCCATATTCAAAATCTGTGTAACCAGCTTGCAACGTCCCAATAATTGTTGCAGCCTTCACAGCCCTCTTTGCATTTTCCATGTTATTCATTACGCCTCCATTACATTCGGTCAGTTATGTTGAAAGAGGGTCGTTAATCCTCTCCGGTTTCTTCATAGGTTTTTAGTATGTATTTTGCAAATAACAATAATTGCTCTGCACTTGCATTTGCCTTCATAGCATTTGCTATTTGGCTTATTACTTGGATATTATCTTGTGTATACCCTTTTGAGTTGTCAATTCTATCTAAAGAATACGAGCTATCATAAGCTCCTGGCCTTCCAGAATTAACCTTTAACTCAATCCCTAATATAGGACATACTTTTGGCAAAAATATATCTTCAACCTCAAGAGTAGATTCCATTCCTTTTGCTCTTGCTCTCTGTTTCGCTCTTTGCCACATTCTTTTTTCAGGAGTCTGCGATTTGACTCTTTTTGAATTGCATGGTTTGCATATTTTCATTCTGCAACCAAACTTTCTCTTCTCAAAAATACAGCCGCACATAGTACATTCTCTATGTGTCTCAGTCTCAAAATACCCATTCCTATTTTTTCTCATAAATCACCCTCATGTTGATCTATGAAGAAACTCCTGCATGTTTCCATGCAGCTCAGACTATATCATCACCAATCGCTACTTGGTGGAGGGTGCTTCCTCTCACTTGAGAGTACGAAGTTCATCTACTCATAAAGAGTAGGTATCTTCTAGTCGTTGAACCTTCTAAAGGGTCGCCCCTAAAGCTTGGCTGCTGATTACCTTATGCTACGCACTTAGGCTTCCCAGCAATTCACCCTCTTTTACAACCTCTACTCAATAAAGGTTACATCCCTGAAATGCACTGACTCCAGAAGGAGATACAGGCATGAATGATATTTCTACGCCTCACACCGCAAGTATCAATGACTTTCTTGCTGTGCGCTGGACTATCGCTCGCACCTATTAAGATGCCCCTCTCGCTTAGTCTCTCACGCTGGCTTTACCCTTGCGCCCTGTAAGTGTGTCATCACCGTCCAAGTCAATCAGAGAAGGTTTTAAATCCGCACGTTATTTAATTGGCTAACGGATTGAACATAAATTCGGTGCTTTCGCTCCAAATAATTCCCGGCTCTCCAAACTGCTTTATTGATTTAAAAAGCTTTCCATAAGTTTCTCTCGCTGTCTCACTCCTTACCAGCATCACTGAATTATTTGATCTTGCTCTCTGAGGGTTTTTAACAAACCAGTCACCAGTTTTAGCTTCGATCATTTCTTCGTCATCTGGACTGCAAATTGAGATACTTGCGCTTCTTCGAATCCCGCCTGAAAGTACAGCATCAGATGTGTGCATTACAATGTCGTACACATGAATTGGACGCAATACATCTCCATCTTTTATTGCGCTTTCAATCACCGATTCGATTTTATTTAGCGAAGCACGTAATCCGTCAGGGCCAGGAGCTTTAAACCCGCCAGAAATAAGTGATCCCTCTGGTCGAATCTCACTGAAATCAAAAAGAACATTACACCCAGAATACTCCTTGAAAGTACCGCCACCTTCAAAATAAGATGACATTAAAACACCAATTGCATCAGACCATCCTTCGATGGTATCGGGGACAACGAAGATTTTCGCCTCTCCTGATCGCTGCTTTATTTTCGGTAATTTTTTCACGTGATGCTTTTGTACGCTAAAACCAACGCCACCACCTTGCAATAACCACCACATCGTGTCTTGGAAAAACGATGGTCGATCAGCATAACTGGTAAGACAATTAAATTGCCTTCCATTTTTACGCAACATTGGTTCACCGCCAAATTGAAGACTTCGCTGTGATGCCAAGCAAAACTTATCCTTGTAAGCGTGAGTTGCAAAATCAATCAAATCTGAAAGACGCTCACTTAAGCTTATTTTGCTTTTATACTTTTCCTTGTGCATATCCATGACACGATCAACAGCCTCATCCCAAGTCTCGTAGCGGCCTTCTTTGTCATTCCAAGCTGAATACCCTTTTATGAAGTTGTACTTGCTCATTTCATTTGTATAGTCCATCAAATCCCCTTAAAAATTTCGTTTATCTCGTTAATATTAAACCCAATGACTCGCTTGGATTCACCGCCATCTTTCATAGCAATCGTTGTCGGCACACCCCTTACACCAAACTTACGTGCTGCTTCAGAGCCTTCATCAGTATCTATGTCGTAGACCTTACTAAAACTCATTCCATTGTTGTTTGTGAATTCTTTTAATTGCTTGCATGGTGCGCACCAAGATGCGCTGAATAAGATTACTTCCACTTGATCTCCTTAGAATAAAAAGCCCTGACTTCAGGGCGGTTGTGAATTATATCATGGAGCTTCCTTTATGGCTACCTCCATTTTCCATTTTTAATTGTAACAATGGCTCGTTTTCCGTTCTTATAGGTCAAAATATGTGAGTTAGACCAGCTACTTCCGCCAACGTTGTACCCCATATCCAAATTGCCACTTACGCCAGCCATATACACACCATCTAGGATAGTTGCAGAGTGACCGTGACCTATGTTCGACTTGCTTCCTTGAACCTGAAAAGCTCGAATAGAGCCTCTGCCGCCATTATTGCCATTATGACCATGTTGACCGCACTCAATGCCTCCGCATATCACAAATTGCTCATCCGTCTTCAAGAACTCTATGCCAGAAATATCACCAGCCATTTCGCAAGCCTTTTTAAAGACATTAAACGCTTTGTCTCCACTTGCGATTGCTTTGTAGCTCTCAAGTTGCAGTTCAAGGAAGAATAAAGCATTTGCAGGATCAAGTCTATAGTCAGATGATGTCAACCACCGTTTTAATGCAAGATCGTGATTGCTCTCGACGACAATAACCTTACTCCACTCTCGTTTCATTGACTGCATAACATCAAGAGTAATTGCAACCTCATCACTCACTGAGTCAGTGTTATTACAGTGCATCTCAAATCTGAAGTATTGATTGCCAATATTGTGATGGTTTCGATATTTCATGTCAAAAACATCGTGAATGAACTGATACTTTGGTTTCAATGTATCAAGTATTGAGCTTTCGTTATTCCAGCTAATATCAGCCACATCATCGTCTAACTGAGCCGCATGAATGTCACCCCAATTAACCGCTTCAATTGCATTACCAGAGGAAACCCCTTCTGGAGTGTAGTATTTATCAAGGTCATAAAAGCAGCCTGTCTTAGAGTCTGCATTCAACTGACGAACAAACCAGTCTCCATCATCGTCAACAGTTACGTACAGCGCACCAAACACATGATGGAACTCTGCCTTTTGTCCTGCTTTTCGTTGAATGTAATTCATCTGCGTAACACTTCCGGTTGTGTAAAGCATCTTAGCAGGCGTGTGCTTGCTTGTTGGAAGGGATTGCAGTTGTACCTTCGCGTGAGGAATAATGCCGCTATTCGTTCCTGTATAGCTATGAAATCCAGATAGTGGATTTGCTGCTGTTGGTAGAATGTCGAGTGATCCACACCAAATTAAATCATTGGCCAAAAAACAATCTTCATCAAGAACGTATTCTTGAATTTTTGGATCGAACCAATTGTTATCGTCTTCAGTGGTGTTTTGAAATCCATTTTTATTGTAATGGAATCTTCCGGCGATTAGTCTTGCGTCATTTTCCTTTGCAAAAACCTTTAGCGATTCAAGAAATTCATTGTGAACAAACGTATTGTTCTGTGCAGAAAACAGAACGAATCGCCTTCCATCAAGTCGCTTTCTTTTTTCGTGCATAGCAACTTTTGTTCCGCTTGCGACAGGCTTCTTGTCGTTTGCTTCCCAGAAATCACTAAACGACTCGCGCCTAAGAAACCGCCCAACGGCGGTCTTAGATGAGCCAATATGATTCGCTATCTCCCGATGAGACATTCCCTCATCAAGCGATAGCCTGACGATCTCTAAAAGATCGTCATTCGTTAATCCACTCATATTTCCTCCTAGTTTTAGTGTACTGTCTGCTCTAGTTCTTCCTGTTCTTCAGCAAGAAGCGCTCTGTGCTCGATGAGAACATCCAATCGCTCTTTTATTTCATCAGCGTTTAAGTAAACATCGCCAGCGGTTTTTACTTTCTCAATCTCGTCTAGTGTCAAGAACACACCATAAGTATCGTCGATAAATTTATTGATGTTGCTCATGACAGAGGTTACGTGTTTTGCCAAGTTTGATGGTGTTCCGCCAGATTGCAAAAATCCTTCATGGATCATCATTGTCGCGTGATCGCTAATATAGAAATAATCACAGTTCAAAAAAATTGCAGAAGCAGCACTAGACGCATCGCCAATCAAAAAGCCGCCAATATTGCATTGACACAAGCTCATTGCAGATAAGATGCTTTTCATTCCGTATGCGTCACCACCAGGTGAGTTTATATAAAGAATAATATTATCATCTTGTTTTGCAGAGACCATGACCTCTACAAGCGCCCTATAATATTCTGGCGACTTGATCTCCTCATCAAGGTGAAATGAATATTCTGTTGCTGTACTCTCATTAGCTGTTGGCAGTAAAATATCTATATCTTCCATTATCCCTCCTAATTTAAACCATTACTTGGCTGATTATGCAGGTAAATCCGTCTTCTTCAATAACCATTGGACTTACCTTGTTGTCGTAAATTTTGCATGTGATTGTATCAGACTTTATGTGCCTTAACCCATGTAACACAAAACTTGGATCATAGGCTAGCTTCATTGGCTCAGACCCTACATGAGTCATTGGAATTGCATCGCTAATCTCATTGGCATCACCGATAATAAATTTACCAACAACAACAGCCTCAACATCGCCAATATCCGCATTAATGATACAGCGACTATTTCTTGGGTCGTCAGCGATAGAGCTAACACGTTTCAAACACTCTGTCATTTGCTCTTTACTGAAAGTTAGTTCATGCTTGATATTAAATCTTCCACTTGGATTTGCAGCTCTAAAGTTTAAATACTTCATGTCAATCAGCGGCAAGAAAGTCTTAAAGTCAGTTCCAGAAATAATCACATGACTTCTACTTAACTGCATTCTTGTGCATTCTGCAATATCCTTAGCAGCAACAGTAATTAGATTGATTGGAATAATAAACTCATCAAATAATCCTGAGCATGGCACTGATTTTATTGCGATGAAATGCTTATTTGTTGCAGCAACTTTTGCACTGTCTTCATCTCTCGAAACAACAACGCCATTTATCGCTTTGTTTATATCGTCCTTCGCACTAGCAAATGAAACCATGCTTATTGCCTCTGACAGCGCGACAAAATCAATATCTATATCAATGAACGAACCTGTATTGATTGTAGGTATCAGAGATTGGTCAATAACCGGTGACTTTACGCGAGACTTTCCACAAACAATAACTGCCGATCCATTATCTGCTTTTATTGAGATGAATTTATCCTTTGGCAATGTCTTTAGTAAACTAATTAGCTTGTCAAAACGAACAGCTATCTCAAGAGGATCTCCAGTCGAGTTAATGGTTACTGATTTTTGTATTCTGCCATCAACTGCTGTAAGTATTGCTTCTCCATCATTCGATGAAATCAAAACGTGTTTGCTTGGCTCGTCTTTTGCTTTTGCCGCAACAACAGCAAGTCTATTCATTGCCTCAAGTAAGTCTTCTACCTTAAAATTAATCTTCATCAGCGAATAACTCCATTTGAGCAGAGTCTACAAAGCGTATGTGATCATTAATCCGCTGATAATCAACCGATGTTAATGATTTTACGGGTACGGTTATTGAATCGATTCCGTACAGCTTTAGAACTTCATCCTGCGAACATCCATCAGAAAACATGTAAACTGCATTCGCTAAATCTGTAGCTGTGATGCCTGTCGATGTTGGCGAGACAACACCAAGATGTCTTGCTCGTGAGTAAAGTGATGCCATATCACATGATAGAGCTTCACACAACTCCTCTTTGCTTGATAGGTAAAAGAAAGTAAGAATCATACTGTCTTCTGCTGAAGACCATTGTGATTTTTTCTTGATTTCTAGTGTATGTTGAAAAAGCGAACTTGCTACTTGCAAGGCAACTTCGTGAGTGCATGAGTCAATTATTTCGTTGACGATTCTTTGTGATTTTTCTTTAGGTGTATCTTCTTTCATATTAATCCTCCCAGACTTCGATTTAAACAATCATAGGAGGATTATCTAGTAAAATTAACGACTTGTCAAATCAAGTCTGTTGATTCGTAAACTAAATTAATGCGAGCAACAAAATCAGAACGCATATTGTTGTATTTGCTGAACTCAAAATACTCAATGCCTTTCTGTGGGTTTTTGTTAAAGATCTCAATGGTTTTGCTTAGACCAGACCGCTTGCCAGTTGATGTATACTTCTGGCTTTCGTCACCTTCAACCACAACCTTTGAATTCTTGCCAGTTCGCTCAAGCAGTAGTTTGATAATTTCTGGAGACATTTGCTGGGCTTCAGAGATTATAATAAGAGAATCGTCTAGACTATCTCCGATGATGAAATTTGGTATGCGGAATTGAATTCTCTTATCAATATCGCATCTAACCTTTTCTTTTGACAGTAGTTGCTCAAGGATTCGTTTTGCTGACGAGAAGTGTGGGCCAAGTTTATCTTCTTCGCTTCCCGGCAATGCACCAATCTTGTCCATACCAACTTCTACTGGAGTTCTGATTACAATGATTTTCTTCGTATTATCTTTTAGATATGTTTTTACGAAGTTGTGGAGAATTGCGGCAGTTTTACCAACGCCAGCCTTCCCAGAAACCATCACCATATCGCTTGAATCTATAATATCTGAAAGCTCTTGCTGTTCTGGCGAAAGCTTCCAATCTTTAATTCCGTAAACCTGTGGCCCTTTCTTGTCACGGTAATGATCAAGGATTGCTGGTTGACGTTTTGACATATAACTACCCCTCTTTGAATGGAGTTTAAATGATAGCATTGATTGATGCGGCTAGTTTTTAACCAGTACGCATCATAATTGCTACACGCTAAATTTGTATGCTATAGGATCGTGGTGACTGTAATCACTTACTTCAAACGAACTTAAATCAATCCAACTCAACACGTCATCAATACTTAGGTTTGGATGCGGCTCACTAAAGTCAAACTTTGGACTAGGATATGGATCTCGCTTAACCTGCTCAAGTACACCATCAAGCTGATCCTCGTAAATATGAGCATTCACAATTTTATGAAATGCCTTACCTGCTGGAATTTTTGTAACAGCAGACATGATGAAAAGAAAGAAGTAAACCTGAACCATATTGAAGTTTAACCCCAAAGGAACATCGCACGAGCGCTGAGCGCTGTTTAAGTACAGCTTTCCATCAAGGATTGAGAATTGATGCTCATACATACATGGGCGCAAACAGCCTTTGTCAAAATCCGCCGGATTCCACATCTGAAGAATTTCTCCACGATCATCAACTCCATTAGACAAATTACTGACGACTTTCATTAGCTGATCATACCCAGATCCAGCAAAGTTTCGCATCTGGTATCCGTACACTTTCCCCATGTCGCCATCGGCATTTCGATGCTTGTTGTCAAGCCAGCTCTTATTCTCATTTGCATTTGCAATCCAAGTATTCGTCCCAAGCTCAGAAAAATCGTATGCGTTTGTGTAGCCTCGCAAATAGCCAATCATCTCGCTTATTGCAGCCTTCCAGTAGCTCTTTCGAGTCGTCACAAGCGGAAAGTCTCCTGCCTCAACATCGTAAGTTAGGTCGGCATTAATAACCGTAAGGCAGCGCTTCCCAGTGCGTTCGTTCTCAACCCAATGGCCTTCATCTAGGATTCGCTTGCATAAATCCAAATACTGCTTAGTCATAAATCACTCGCCATCCATCACATAAAAATCAGCCATCAATCCACGCAAGCTGTCGTTTCCTCGATCAAGTGAGGTAAACCGAATGCTGCCTCCGCTTGGGAACTTCATAAGCATATCGCTAAGCACAACGCTGTCAAATAGATCCTGAAACATTCCCATGTAGGAGAACATTGCATTGCGAGCATCTTTCGCAAGATCCGTAACGTAAATAACGCTCTCTCCTGTGTACGCTGCGAAAATCAAACCACCTACTGGCATTTTCCTTGCCTTCGTAAAAGCACCGTACTTACCAGTTACCAACTTTGTCATAACTTCTCCTTCTTGAATTTCTTGTAACCCATTAACCCGATTAGCGCAGAATCACCGCGACCATCGAAATACTTAAACCCATCTTTGCACCTGCTGTTTGCTTGAACAAACGAATCAGCTAAGTCAGGATACAGCTTTGCGCATTTCTTTGCGCTCATGTTCTTATCTTGACCAATCAAGCCAGCGGATGCTTTCCAAGATTGCGGTGTTAAGAATACTACGTTTTTCGTCAATGTCAAACCAAGACATTTGACTTCAGCGAAACGCTCACCAAACGAGAACATTGACTTGACGCCTTGCGCTGATCTCGCCCCAACCTTCTCAATAAACACCATGTCAATTTGGCCACCAGCAATCTCAATAATCTCATCTCGCACAGAGATCAAGTCAAACATCTTCTCGCCAGAAACAACCTCATGAGAGAGATCCATTACGCCAAGGAACGAGAGATCATCGAAAACTGAGACTGCACCACTAGCGCCTGGGTCAACCCCTAAAAACTTCATATCCACACCTCGAAAACTATTTCGACGAATCCTACACCAACCGTTTCAGTTGTCAAATCCAGAATAAAAGGATCGATTTTTAAAAAAGGAGAAAAAAAGGAGAGTAAATCCTCCTTAAATAAAACACCGTTCGAGACGGCATAGTAGAAGGGTATATAGTAATATATATATAATTAATTAATTAAAATAATATATATAATAGTTACTACTAACTATCCAACCACCCCCAGTAGTATTACTCCCTATTTTTAATCCTTTTATTCCTCAGAATACAAAACTTGACATCAGCAATCCATTCAGGTACTCTCCTGAAAAACGAATCACAGGAGCAACCATGAAAAACAACTTCGTCGCCAAACACGCACAAACATCCGGTGCTGGATTTCATACCGAGAAGTCCAAGCCCGATCTGATTGACGACACGATAACCGTAAAGTGCTTGACATGCTGCAAGTACGTTGATATAAATCACAACGAAATGAGATGCCCGCTTTGCGGATCAAGCAATATAATCGAGATAGGAGGTTTGCAATGAAAATATCAGAGATAATTCATACACTGGTCGCAATACTTGAGACTCAAGGCGATCTGGATGCTGTATCGACAACACAAAATACTTGCGGAGATGATCAGATGCTTGCGCCAGTGGAGATTAATATCATCGAGCTGAAAGACAATTGGTTTGCGGTTGATTTTACGGCGTGCGAGTCAGCTAGCATCAAGCCAAACCCATTCATCGGACTTCCACTATGACCGAGTTTTATACCGGTGTCGGCAGTAGAAACGTAACTGACAAAGGTTTTCAGGACTGCAAGCAGATTGCAGAGGCTATGAGCAAAAAGCTAATCGTTCTTCGCTCAGGTGGAGCTACCGGATGCGATACAGCATTTGAGCTTGGAGCTGGATCAAACCATAACGTGTACTTGCCTTGGAATAACTTCAACGGAAGGTCTGACGAGAATGGCGTATACGTAAACTCGAAAACACTTTACACGCACAAGGAAGCAGAGTATATTGCGTCGATACATCATCCAGCTTGGGACAAGTGTAGTCCAGCAGCCAAACTTTTGCATACAAGAAACGTGTTTCAGGTTCTTGGTTTTGAGCTTAACAACCCAAGCCAAGTGCTAGTTTGTTGGGCTGAGCCAGATAAACGTACTCGTGTGAAAGGTGGTACAGCAACTGCGGTTGCTATAGCTTATGCACATGGCGTTCCGGTATATAATATCTGGCTCGAAAAAGATCACAACGAGATAAAAGAGATTCTCGGACTTACGCGACAATGAGAGAGGTAAACTTGAGAGATAATTTTAACGAAGACACCATGCACGAAAACATAATGGATTTTGCTGAGGCAGGATACCATATCCTATTGATCCGTGGAGTCGATGACAAAGGCAAGTGTAAATGCGGAAACCCAGACTGCGAGAATCAATACAAGCACCCACGCATTGGTAATTGGTCATCTGCAAAAATGCCAGCGCCAAGCGAGGTTGAATCGCTTATTGAGAACAGAGTGTTTGAGCAGTCATACGGACTCATACTAAAAGAGGATGATCTTGTCGTTGACTTTGATCCTAGAAACAATCTCAACGCAATAAAGGAGCTCAATGAAGTTCTTGGTATCGATGTTGAGAAGGAATCGACACTCACAGTAAAAACAGGTAGTGGCGGAAAGCACTTCTTCTTCAAGAAGCCAACAACCGTAAACACAGTGAAGAATTTACCAGAAATCAAAGGCATTGATTTTTTGAGCAAAGGCTCATTTGTTGTTGGTTGTGGGTCTTATCACAAGAGCGGATTCCCATACGAGTTTATAGAGCACTCTAAGTCAGATCCAAAATCTGTTGGTCAGGCTCCAGAATGTTTACTGAACTTAGTTGAGCGTCAAGACATTGTACTTGACTCTGCTTACGAGGCTGGATCATCGTCACTGGACGACCTTAAAAGCGCATTAGCAGCCATACCTAATGACGACAACACTGACTATGATACTTGGCTAAACATCGGTATGGGACTGGCTTACGAGACATCAGGGAGCCTTCGTGGGTATGCTCTATGGGAGGACTGGAGTGAGAAGTCACAGAAGCATGATGGAACCCTAATGAGTAAGAAATGGGACTCGTTTACTCGCATTCCAAATAACTCAAACCCAAGAACAGCAGGGACTATTTTCAGACTGGCTTATGAGAATGGATGGGAGCAATCATACGCAAATGAAATTGACCTCAGCAAGTTCGCCATAAAAAAAGAGTCGGAGAAAATTGTACTAAAAAAGTATTCGACAGACGAAGCACTTGAGATAAAAGATGTCCCTGAGTGTTTGCGATCAATCAAGGGTGTCATGGGTGAGGTTGTCAGCTACATTGTATCGACTGCAAAGTACCCGCTGTATATGCCGTCAATATCGGCAGCCTTGGCTTTTTGTGGGACGATAACAGGCCGAGACTTTACAACGGATTATGATAACTATACGCCATTGTATTTGATGACTGTTGCGGAGACTGGTAGTGGCAAGGAGTATCCATACACTGCAATCTCAAAGATCATGTATGCAGCAAGGCAAGAGGCGCTGATCAAAGGTGAAGTAACCGGCAAGTCTGCAATCGTCACAGAGCTGTATCGTGATCCACGATGCTTGTTTGTCAAAGATGAAATGGCTCACTGGATGCAGATCATCGGAGCCAAGAACGTGTCGGAGAATAAGATCAACGAAGTTAAATCTTGGATGGAGCTATTTAGCAAGCACGACACGACATACGCATCAGACTCGTTTACAAACTTACGTGAGATCTTGAAGGGCGAGGAAGGCGTTGAGGACAGCAAGACAAGGATTATCATTCAGAAGCCTAGTGTTGGACTTCTTGGTATGACCACTCCAGACAAGCTTGCTGACTCGATGAATCGAATGATGATTCAGGATGGATTCTTAAATCGATTCATGGTTTTGTTTGCTCAAGAAGGCGATCAGCTCATGAACAAGAAAGCTAAGAGCACTCCAGTTCCGCAAAGCATCTTGTCTTGGATTGAAACCATTGAGCGTAGGATCATGCACGAGAATAAAGGTAAGAACGGACAAGGCAGAAATAATTATGAGCGACCACTTGATCCGATTGTTCTTGAGTTTGCAAAGGATGCAATGAATAGACTTGATAAGTACGAGGTAAGTATTCTTAATCGCAAGAAGCAGTTGCGACAACATCGACTTGAGAATATGATTGTGCGCAACAGAGAGAAGGCAATGCGAATTGCGCTTTCATACGAGTTATCAATGAATCCTTATAGCGATAAGGTAACTCTTGAAAGTGTTGAGTTTGCAATTGCGCTTGTTGATTATACGTTCGAGCAGATAATTGATTACATTGGCATGGAGATGATCGAATCTCAATTTGACAAGCGATACAAAGAGGCTTACGATACGATTGAAAGATTTGGGAGTGAAGGCGTACTAAAGCGAGATCTTAACAAGCTACATCCTTTCAAATCCTGTGATGGCAAGACTCGAAACGAAATCTACCAATATCTGTTGATTGACGCACAGAAGATTATTCAGGTTGAGGATGATAATGGTGGAAGGGGAAGAAAGCCGCATAGAATATATGCGAGTAAATTTATAGCGGAGGAGGAATGACATGGCAATTGGAAAATATGATAATATTCGCGGTTCAATTAAAATAGGAGATAAACAAATATGAGTTTTAATTTTGACAATGTAAAAAAAGGCAAGCGAGATCACGCAAAGATTTTCTTGTTTTATGGAGTCCCAGGTATTGGTAAGTCAACTCAGTGCAGTTTACTGCCAGACGCTTACTTCGTACCAATCGAAGATGGTACCGGTGAACTTGATGTTGCTCAGTATCAGTTTGATGATGGTCGAGTAAAACTCCAAGATTACGGTGAAGTTGTTGGTGTGCTTGAGATGGTTTACATGGCTGGCATCGAAGCTAAAACCAACGGTGAGAAATTCCCAATCAGCAACTTAGTTGTCGACTCTGTTTCTGCACTTGAGCCTTTGATTTGGGATGTGGTGTGTGCAGAAGGTGATGACAAGGGTAACGTCAAAAAGAACATCGAAGATTTTGGTTTTGGTGGTGGATACAAGCGAGCACTAAAGAAATGGCAGCACTTTTTCTCTATGCTTGAGACGATTCGCAATGATCTTAATATCAACGTCTGGATGATTGGTCACTCACAAGTTAAGAACGTTAATGTGCCAGACAATGAACCTTATGATCGATGGATTCCAGAGCTTCATAGGGATGCTGTTGGTTACCTGCAAAAGAATTGCGATGGTGTTTTGTTTGCAAACTACAAAACAATCGTTCGTAAAATTGACGGCAAAATGGGTCAGAAGGAAAACAAGGTTATTAACAATGAGAGTCCTCGTATTTTGTACACAAACGAAATGCCTGCTTTCATGGCTAAAACGCGATCTAATCCGCCATTGCCGCTTGAGATGCCTATGGACTTAAACTTATTAATGAGCTCTTGGAGCAAACAAGACTAATTAGTATTTGACAAATGAAATGAGGCTGGTATTATCAGTCTCAACAATCAACAAACAAGAGGAATATACTTTATGATAAATATGACAGACGCTTACCAACAAGCACAGGAAGAAAACAACTCATACGCACCAATTCCAAATGGTGACTATCCTATCATTGTAGAGAATGCTGAGTACAAGCAATACAAGTCAGGTAAATGGGGTGTTTCAGTTCAACTATCAATTGTAAATCACCAACAGTTTGATAATCGCAAGTTGTTTGATAACTTTGTTATTTTTGAGTCAGATGGTCAGACTGAGGTTATTCGCCAAGACAATAACGGCAATAACCGAAACTTCGGAAAGATCAACTACGCTAAGTTGTGTGAAGCTGCTGGTTTAACGCCAGAGCAGGCATCTGATCCAACAAACCTGATTCAGAAGATGTTAGTTGTTAAAACCAAACTGGCTGACAAGAATGACGGATCTGGAGAGAAAGATGCTAAGCCTTCATACTACAAGCCGATGGCCGGTGTTGGTGGTTCAAGCCAACCATTGCAGCAAGCAGCTCAACAACCTGCACAACAAGCTCAGCCAGTACAAGGCGGATTTGGCGGTCAGGCTAGTGGATTTACACAACAGAATACAAACGCATTTGCACGTAAGTAGTCTGATTTAATTTAAATATCAAGGAGGCTTATTGCCTCCTTTTTTATGGAGGTTTTATGAAGCATAAAAACGTACTAGAAAAGATGTGGAAGGCAATGGAAGATAAGCCTGAACAGCGTAGAACGTACCTTGGCATGTCTACATTCGGCACTCACTGCAACAGAAAACAGTGGCTTGAGTTTAGACACGCATTCGACCCAAAAACAAACTACCAATCGGAATCGCACTTTGCAGATGGTCATCACTCTGAAGATGTACTTATCTCAAGACTAAAAGCAGCAGGCGTTGAATTATTTGACAAGGCAGAGAATGGAGAACAGTTCGCACTTCAGGATATGTACTGGCTACGTGGTCATCAGGATGGGATTATTGTCATAGATAAAACTCCTCATGTTTGGGAAGCGAAGTCTACCGATGACAAAAAGAAGGCGAAGCTCGCAAAGCTAATACAAGAAGACGAAGGAACGGCATTAAAGAAATGGGATGAGAACTATTACGCTCAGGCAATTTTGTACTGCGGCTATTCTGGAATCCATAAACACATACTTATGGCTTGCAGCCACGGAGCAAGAGAGAAGTTAAATTCAACAGGAGATCATCGAACGGTTGTTGTAGAGACTGATTTTGATGAAAATTACTTTAATGAGTTGAAAGCAAAAGCAAAAGACGTTATAGTTAGTGACGCATTACCAGAACCAGCTTGGAGCCTTCAATATGATAAGCCGCTGTGTGTTTGGAAAACAGGTCAGTGCGAAGCTTATGAGTACTGCAAAGGTCGTCACATTGGAAAACCTAATTGCAGAAATTGCGGTTATTGTGAATTTACATTATCAGGTGCGAACTGCACAAAGACAGGAGATGCTTTAAATGAAAAAGAAATGGTTGACTTCAAGGAATGCCACAAGTATCATCCTAACATCATACATTGGCTTGACCTCATCGAAATGGATGAATCTGGAAACGTTGTTTATCGCGATGACTCAGGTAACGAGTTTATTAATAAAAACTCTTTAGATTTTTATGAATTAATTAATGGAGTGTGATATGGGTAGTGATATGACTGAGCTGGAAGAAAAAGCAACAAATAAGGCAATAAATAATAAATACAACTATTGGCATGGTATGCCTAGATTTGTTCAAAACAAAAAAACTGAATACAAAAAGATAATATGCCTTATTGGATTGCAAAAGATATTTCTCAGATTTGATAATGAAGATGATTATAGTGTGTTTATTGATAGGTGTATGACGTTTGGTGTTGCTCTAGGGAAATTTGTTGTTTTTGAAAGTCTTGATTATGCAGAAGTGGTTCTTGATCAGAAGCTGACATCAAAAACAAAGTCTATATGGTATCCATTTAGGTCTCACTGGGGTGGCATAACCGAAAAAAAATATTACAGTAATCATCCTGGGCCTAGATTCCCTGTTTATATAGTATCAAAAGGCAGAGCTAGCAATTGACTTACAACAAAGGCATTGGACTTAATGGGCGTCAGCCATTACATTGTTTGCGAGGAGCATGAAGCTAATGAGTACGAAGAAAAAACAAATGCTAAAATTTTGGTTCTACCAAAAAAATACCTTGATAAGTACGACACTTGCGATAATATTGGTGACACCAAGAGTAAAGGCCCAGGCGCCGCTAGAAATTTTTGCATAGATCACTTAAAAGCAAATGGATTTTCAAAGCATTGGGTTATGGATGATAACTTAGACGCTTTTCACTACCTAACTGATAATGAAAAGCTAGAGGTTAGAACTGGTGCGACATTGGCAGCGACAGAGGATTTTGTTGATCGTTACACAAACGTACCAGTTGCAGGTCTTAACTATTATTCATTTTGCAAAAATGGAGATGCGGTTCCTCCAGTTGTATTTAATACTCGAATATACTCCTGCCTGTTAATTGATAACGATTCAGGATACAGATGGAGAGGGCGGTACAATGAGGACACTGATCTCTCGTTGCGAGTGTTAAAAGATGGTAAATGCACTATACAAATGAACGCATTTCTCTGTGGAAAGGTCACAACTCAGCGTATGCGTGGAGGCAACAGCAAAGAGTTTTATGACATTGAGGGAACTAAACCTAAGTCGCAAATGATAGCAGATTTACACCCAGATGTTGCCAAAGTTGTTTGGCGATTTAATCGTTGGCACCACCATGTAAACTACAGGCAGTTCAAGGAAAACGCATTAAAGATTGTTGACTATGGGTTGTTTTTGAAATAAAAACTCTTTAGATTTTTATGAATTGATTAATGGAGGGCAACAATGAAACTAAAAGTTAGCTTATCAATTGGATTTCCATCGGCTTGTAAAAATGCCGTTATTGAAGTAGATGATGATGAATATAACGATTGCGAGACAGATGAAGAACGAAACGACTTGCTGAGTGAATATTGGCAGGACTGGGCAAATAATAATATCGATGGCGACTATGAGATAGTTGAAGATTAGGAGGGTGAAATGGATATATATAAAATATACGTGCAACACTTTTCACAGAAGGACAGCCATGAATCAATTGAGACATTTCTACTTGCTAGCTCAGTAGATAGTGTTTATCGGTGGGTTGATAAAGAAAAACAATATGGATCTTTTTCTGATAGAGAGGAAGATTGCGAAACTTTCGATATTTACGATGATAAGTATGACGTTATTGGCACTGAAACATTTAAAGAAAAGATGATTAGGATTGGAGGTGAATATTTCGATGAAGATCTTGAGCTGCATGATCTATATTATGGAGCAACAATTTACGGATGGGAAAAAGCTATTAGCAACCCTAGTGACGCTGAAATTACAGTACTTAGAAAACTCGGAGTACTTGATGAGTCAGATTAATAAATAATAAAAGCGCAATTGGAGAATAAATAATGAATAACGAAGCAATGAGAAAGGCGTTTGAAGATAGATTTCAAGACTTACCATTGGATGGTGTATTCTGGTCTGAAGAATTAGGCCGCTATACAGCAAAAGAAGAATGGTTGGTTCCAGTCGTAGATTTTTCTAACGATATGTTTGACGTATTCAAAGCAGGCATCGAACACCAAAAAAAGCGCACTGATGCACTTGAGTCTATTTTGAGGAAGCTGCTTGATAATGGAGATTGGTTCGAGTCTGCAATTGAGCTTGATGTTTATACGAAAGACAATGTTTCTGGAGTCGAGCTTGAGAAAGAAGCCATAAAATTAATTGGTAAAAGCGAGGAAGAAAATGACTAAAAAAGTATTACTTGAAGTACACGATGACAACTTAGTTTATGACGCAACAGGATGCTGTATTGGAACTTGGATGGATTCAATGAAGTCCTTTGAATCTGAAAAGATGGATATAAAAGATCTGATCCGATTAAAGGAGGCTGGATTCGACTCTGATGAAATAATTAAGATGAATAAGGAGGGCGTTATTTAATATGGCTTTAATACCAAGACCATATCAGCTTGGCGCAATTAATGCAGTGATTGACTATTTGTTTGAAACAGATGGTCATCCTTGCATTCAGGCACCTACGGCATCCGGCAAGAGCTTAATGCAAGCTGAGATAGCTCGTAGGGTGTATGACATAGCACCTGACAAGCAGCAGGTGTTCTTAACAGATGTAACAGCGCTTATCGGCCAGAATAGAGAAGAACTTCTTGAGCAATGGCCTGACGCGAGAACTACAACATACAGCGCATCTTATGGGCAGAAAAATCATACTGGTGAGCTTGTGTTTTGCGGTATTCAATCTGTTTACAAGAACGCATCACTATTCAACGACGTGTCTGTTGTTTACATTGACGAAGTTCACAGAGCATCGTTAAAAGTTGGTGGCATGTACCATCAGTTCTTTACTGAGCTTTGGAAGAAAAACCCTCATGCTAGAATTGTTAGTCTGTCAGCAACTCCTTGGAAGTTGGAATCTGGAACCATTGAAGGTACTTGGATCTGTACTGAAATAGTCTATAGCATTCCAATGAGCGAACTCTTTAATGATGGATTTCTATGCCCAATCATAACTCCAAAAACAAGCCTGACTCTCGATTTTAGTAAGATAAAAAAAGCAAAATCCGGTGAATTTGATGAAGAAGAAATGGCTAGACTCATGGATGACGATAATGTCACCAATGCAGCGCTGGATGATGCTATGCGATATGCAAGCAACAGAAAGTCAGGATTGATCTTCGCGTGCAACGTTGCCCATGCTGAGCACATTAAGAAAGCATTAGAAGATCGAGGTGAATTTGCTGAGGTTATCATTGGTGAGACTATCACTGAAGACCGCAAGCGAATCGTTGATGATTTCAAGAACTTCAAACTGAGATGGATTATATCTGTCGGCACACTAACAACAGGATTTAATGCAAAGAATGCAGACTTGCTAATCGTGTTGAGAGCAACGCAGTCTAGCAGCCTGTGGCTTCAGATACTTGGTAGAGTGCTCAGAACACATGAGTCAAAGATAAACGCATTGATTCTTGATTTTGGTTCAAACGTTGAGAGATTTGGTCGAATAGATATGATTGGACCTCCACCAACTAAAGAAGCTAAGAAGCAAGCAAAGAAAACTCCGTTCAAGCAATGCCAAGGCATCTTATCAAATGGTTGGCAGTGCAATAACATCGTTCCATATCTTGATAAGAGCTGCCCTAAATGCGGATATGAATTTGGAGGAGATACAACACCGAATCATGGCACTGAGGCGAGCAAAGGCGACCTAACAACCATTAACCAGATTGTTAAGGCATTTGATGTTAATAATGTGTCTTGGGCTAAGCACGTAGACGCAAAGGGAAATGACTCGCTAAAGGTAAGCTATCGGTATGGAATTGGCATCAATTCAATTGAAGATTATTTGTATTTTAGTGGGGAGCCTTGGCAGCGTATTGAGGCGTGTAGATGGTGGGAAGACAGGGTTTCTGGTGACATAGCACACCAATGCCCAAAGCATATAGAAACGGCTGTCGCAGAGTTAAATCACTACGGCTTAAAGCCATTCTCAAAGATACATGTTGATGTCACTAATGCAAAAGTGACACCATCAGGTAACTACATTGGTCACAAGATAATTGGTTACGAGTGACTTTCTTCAACCTTCTTCATAGACATAATTTCTCCGTTCAAGCGTGATGCGTCTATTTCGATTCGCTCAATGTCTTGCTCGGAGAAGTTAAAGTGCTTATCGCAGGATTCAATCATCAAACACCCATAGAGCGCGTTTGAATAGTCGAACAACGGTATTGCATAGAGCGACTTAACTTTTGCGTATATCAGGTTTTGGTACAGGCCGTAGTCAGTATCTTTTATGTCTGACACATCAGGGAGGGAATAGACTTCATTCTTTACTAGCTGTCTAAGTATTCTTGAGTAGAATGACGCTGGAACACCGTTAATTGCAGAGCTGACTGAGTGTACGTTTGGCTTTAACTGCTCATTCCTAATATGAACTTTCATGCTAGGTATATTTGCAACATTTACTTCACCGTTTCTTAGTTCAAAGACTATAGCTCGATCAGCGTTGTATTTTTGACGAATCCGATCAAGATCGTCCATGACAATGCTGTCATGCTCAATGAACTTATTGTAATCTTGGTGCTTGAATTTAGGCTTCTGGTTGTTCTCGATTGATTTTAATTTTCGCCACATAGCAAAAAAAGCTGCAATACCAAGCATTACAGCTACTCCAGCGTAATTTCCAGACGCCACCAATCCACCAAGAATGTTGATAAATGTTGTTTCCATGTTCGACCATTTTAAGTTTATAGTTTTATATTAGGTCGATTATATCATTTCCCGCTGTTCTTTTTGTCAAGCTGTGTTTGATAATCTATGATTGAGTCACTGCAATCAGCAATCCAATTCCATGCCTCCTGACCCCATATTACGTACTCAGACATCGATAAACCGCCAACGTGAGGATTTATATTGGTCTTTGAGCAATTAAGCGGAGGCAGCGAATACACGGTCTCTACTACTTTTACTGGCCTATCTATTGGCTCAGGAGGACTAGCAACAGATATTATCTCAGTTTTTACCGGCTTCGAAATCCACCCAAGCAGGAACCCGACAAGAAGGCATGTCACCACGACTGTCAATTTCTCTTTTGAGGTTTTCGATAGCAATTTGTTTAAGCCTGTCACTGTCTTTCCAATTATTAATCTTATCAATCTGCTTTCTGAGATCAGAGTTACAATTTTCGATCCTACGCTCAAGATCATCGACAATATCGTCATATTTATCATTTTGATTTAATGCCTCTTTGTAAGCTAAGAGATTTGCTTCACTTGATTCTTTCAGCGTTTTATTATCGTTTTCGATAACAGCAATATAGGTTGACTGCTTTTCTATTTTCTTCTCATCTTTAATATTGTCAATAGCCTGCCCGCCATTGAAGATTAGTGATAAGATTAAAGCTATACCAAGAATAAAATCCATCAGTCGTCATCCTTCTGTAAATGCTTCATGCGCTGAACTTTCTCAATAGCCTCACCAGTAATCCATGCTATGATACCGGAAACCATCATTGGCACTATTATCATTGAAAGTGATAGCTCATTAGCTCCGATATCGCCAGGTAGGAACATCCATCCAACGACAGTCTGAACGATAAACATCATCCAGAAAACAACTACTTGTCTTGCTCGTCTAGGTGTTAGAGACACGATTCACCATCCAGCCATAAATGTATTTTTCATCTTTTTCTCTGCGCTCACAAAGCTCTACATAAAACGCACCCTGAAGACAGTTAAGCATATTTACAAGAACATCTATACCTTCGTCTCCGCGCTTCTTGTAAAAAGTTTTTAGCGTCAATACAGTGTTATTTCCAACGGCGCCATCAATCTTTATATCGTTGTAAAATTCTTGCTTGTTGTTCAGAACATTCAGGCATCGTTGCAAAAATTTAGCGCTTGCACCAATACCGAGATTTACACCGGTATCGAATAATTCGAATGCAAGGTCTTCATTTATTTCACTGATTTCATTAAGCCGAAGAGAATCCCAATACATTGATTTATAAATTAATCTAGCATCATCTTTTGTGAGCGACTTTACTGGCTTGGTTAGGCCAAAACTTTCGGCGACAGCCTTTGTTATACCGTACTTTGTTTCACCGCCAGAGTCAGATGGATCATTTGAATAACCACCTTCAACTCTGATTATCTCGTTTATAGCGTCTTCTGATTTCTTTATCATTTTTCGTCATCCTCAATGGCTTTGATTGAGTGTGGCTTACCACCTTCAAGCAACCAAGATAATTCAAATTCAATTATCTTCCAATGTAATGCACCGGTATCACGCAAGTTTTTACCAACAACACTGGATGCTGTTTGGTCTGCATTTCCAAATTTATTTGGACAGTCATAAATCAAGTTCAATAGGAACTTAAACACAACCTGCCAGCACTGATCCAAGCTAACTAAGCAGTCAACGCCCCACTTGGTTAGTGGGATTTTTATGTTTAAAGCATACCTGAAGAACATCAATACAATACACCCAATATAAAAATATATGATATATGGGTGCAGTATAAATAAAAGAACACCGGCAGCAACTATCAGAAAATTAAACCATAGTGCGTATATTATCGAAATGAGAGCTTTCATGAAAGAATGCTCATGTATTGTTCAAATATGCGTGCCACTTCATCTTCACCGTGTCGCAATGCGCCGCGTATGTCATCGGCGGTTATCATTACGAGTCTGTTATCCTCGGCTATCCACGGTGTCGTGCTCTCGCCGTCCTCTGTCATCCGTTCCAATTTGCGGCGTAGGCGTATCTCGTCTTGTTCGCGGCATTGAATAAAGTCACCATCCGCCGTTTCATACGTGATTGAGTCAAGTGCGACTTGTCGTGCGGCCTTAGCAGCTTGGCGCGTTTGTTCCGCTGCCTCTGCTGCTTTGTCTTGTGCCGTTGTTACGGTTGCGTTATTCAGCCAAGTCATTGCTCACGGCCTCCGGTTCGTAAATGTAGTTAAGCTCCCAAGTGTCGGCGGTAATTTCCACAGGTGTAGGGAATCTCGTTTCATGCGGTGCGTTTGCGCCGTGTGTTAGTGTGATGGTCAGCTCGAAGTTGTTGCCGTTGCGCGTGCAATTTTTAACGACTGGATGGTCAACCGTTGCACCGTCCGGTATCTCTGACAAGTCGTAATCAGTGCCGTTGACTGTGAGCGTTGTGTCGTTGATTTCGGCGGTTAGTTTGTCGCCATCGAAGCGAGGGTTAAAGTTAATTTTTATCATAATTAGTACCATCTCCCGATTACTGTCATAACTTCTATGTTTGATCCTTCCGTGCCAATATTGACCGCAGTATTGTTTTTCACTCGCATAGTTACAGCAGATACGGAAATTGTTTTTTCTAGCTGCGCGATGCCACTACCGGCACTTGTGCCGCCATATCCGAACGGAATGACTACGGGAGTGCTGTGAAATGGAGCAGGAAAGCTCCATGTCCTATCAAGCTCCGCATTTACTGCCCACCCACCACCTATAGACCTTCTGTGCGTACAAATCTGCGTCCCATCAGCAAACCGCACAAACTCACCATTCGCGTTAGAGCCACGCTGAATAACCGCACCCGTAGGTACGCCGCTTGATTGCGAGACTGTGCCTAGGAGGTTTCCGGTGTGGTAGAGTTCTTGCCAAGCGCCCCAAACCCCACTAACTTTCGTTCGGGTGTATACTGCGCTACCGTCAAAGTCTGTGTGCTGCTGTGTCGCGCCGTTCTCCTCGACGTTTTCGATGTGAAATAGTAGCCCGCCTAGTGTGCCAGGCTTGTTCAAGTCGCCGCCGTTTATGTTATAAAACCCAGTTGCCGCGATTAGGTTCAAATTATTAGAAGGTGGGCGTGCCCCAATCGTACCTAAACCAAAATCCCCAACCTTTGTCACTCGTCCAGCAGTTGTGTCGGTAGATGATGTTGTCAAGTCTGCGCTGGCAGCAGTGCCAAGATCAGATAGCGTTGGAGAATCCTTCACCCATTCGTTAATAATGGCAGCAGGACGCACATCTGTGTCATCAAAAATAGGCTTGCCATCGTAGAAGTCTCGATGGATCACATAAGGCTGAGAGGCTACTGTAGTTCCACCGTAATTGACAGTGATTGTCACTTGGGTATCTGATGGGATTGATTGAATTATATATACGAGCTTATTTGGAGCTAAGATCCAGTCTCCTACACTCACATTTGCAAGCCATTCAGTTCCAGATCCAGTAATAACATTAGATCCAGATGCAAATGATGCCGTACCAATTCTGTATTGCATGGTTAAGTCCTAAGTTTAATTATTTCAATTATATCATGATAAACCTATTTACATTAAAGTTGCTTGGTGCTAGTATTGCTTTATTAAATTAAATAAGAGGGGATTAACTATGAGATTAATGGCAGCACTATTTATCTTTATCATGTCATCGTCAACGTTTGCTGGGTCTGTGTACTTTGGCGGATACACTGATCATCTAGTAACTGGTAAATTTAACGAAGTTAATCAGGTAGTAATAGCTCAATTCGATGGAGGATTGACAATTGGATCGATGGTTAATTCATACGGTCGCGACTCGGTAATGGTTGGCTATGTTCAAGACAATGATAAGCCTGTTAAATTTGGCTTAGTTCTAGCCACTGGATACGAGCCTATCAATCTATATTTGCAAGATTACTTGGACTCGACTCCTTTGGTTCCTATGCCTTTGGTCTCAATTGACTTAAATGTGTTTAACGGTGCCAGCATAACCGCCAACTGGATTAGCGGCGTTGTTATCAATGCTGGGGTTAAGTTTTCTTTTTAAACTGGCGCATTCATAAGCTTAACATCACCAATCCAGTACATTGCACCGTCTGCGTCAGTTCCACTATCGAGTATAGCTAGGTTAAAATAAGGTAACTGGTAGCCGTCATACAGTGGATTTCTAGCTGGTAAATGCGTATAGAATACAGAGTTATAGATGTTACCATCACCGTAGCCAAGCTCAGGAACATCAACACCATTAATGTAAACTCTTAATGATGTGTTTGGGATGTAGACTATTTCTAAATCAGTTGGTGAAGTTAATGCCTTTGTAACTTCACTTGAATAAGCACCTACAGCCACAGACTCAGGAGGCATTGAGGCATAAGAGTCACTTGGCTTAGTTACTGAGCTTCTTACTCCATAGCTAAATGCACTGCCTGTTCCTCTAAACTGTATTAATATAGCGCCTTGGCTATTATTTAGTCCATTCCCCATTCCAATGATAAAAACATCATCATTGTTTGCGCTGCCACCAGGTAAAAATCTAACTTTCAGTCTACATTCTGTATCGAAGTTTAGGAACCCGTAAGAAAATTGACTTTCTGGCGCTAACTCAACTCGACTAAATTTACTTCCAGCGCCTGCACCAGCTAGTGACACGCTAGTAGCCTTGTTATTATTAATCCCTGTAACTGTAACACCGTAGCTTACCGATTCTGATTTAAATGCGTCATAGCCAACCACATTTCTATATAGATAGTCATTACCATAGGAATCGTTACCAGCAAATACAGTTCCACGCCCAATCCTCATTCCTTGGCTAGAATTAAAAGTAATGTTTGCATCGCTAAAACCAAAGCTAAAAGCGCCAGACGAGTCAACCCAGAAAGCATAATCAGATCCATCATATGCATTTAGTATTAAAGGATTTGATGATTCTGAAGGTACGCTAACAGCGCCCATCGTTATCTCATAACCTGCATTACTGCTCTTAATTACGCCACTTGCACCATCTAGGATTATCCCCGTACCTATATCAACTTGAACCGTAACTGTTCCTGCTGTTATTTTTGCTGCTGTTATGGTATTTATCTTTGCGTCAGTAACAGCTAGGTCTTGAATGGCTGCTGTGCCTACTGCTAAATTTGCAATCTTAGTTGAAGTAACTGAGCTATTCGCCAACTTTGCAGCATCGACAGCTAATGCGGCTAGCTTCTCATTTGTAACAGCACTTGCCTCTAACTTTTCAGCATTGATAGCATCGTCAGCTATCTTTGATCGACTAACAGCAGCAGCAGCGATTAGAGCCTCACTAATAGAGCCACCTTCAAATTGAGATTGAATAAATGCTGAGCTAGCTCCGTCAACTGTAGCCCAAGGCCCAAGACCGTCCACATCAATAGCTGCTAATTGCTTGGTGGTTACTGCGACACTTGACGAGCTACTACCTACGCCGAACTGATCGACACTTGTCAATCCAAATCTATATTCTGTTCCTTGAGCTAAGTTTTCAATTGAAACCGTATTACCTTGAACGCGCAAAGGCGTCGAAGTGAACGGATTGCCAGTGCCTTGAACTAGATAGAAGTCAACACCAACAAAGTCAACGTCTGTAGGCAAATCAAACTTAACATTGAACGAGTTATAGCCGATCTCTGTAGATATTCCAGTAACAGCAGCCGGAGCAGGGTTTGCAACATCAAATCCAGACCACGTAGACGAATGACCTGTACTAGCTACAGCTTGAACTTCTATATAGAATTGACGAACTGGACTTCCACCTGTATCTTTTTTGTTTTTATCAAAAGTGTAGGTGTATATATTTTCTTTGATTTCTTCTTCTCGAAGAATCTCTCCTGCCTTTGATCGTCTAATTCTGACGTTGTAACCTTTAAGGTGCAGGTCTTCTACGCCATTCATTGACACAATGCTGCCAGCATTTAAAATAGCAGATCGCTTCCATTTGAATTCAGCATTAGGTGACTTCCATTGATTCCAATTCTCGTTGTTATCAATTCGATTGACCAGCTCAAGACCTTTTACAGTCGGCACTTGGATTTCGATTGGTGGAACATCATTTCCACCAGCAGATTCATCTGGATTCTTTGTTATAAGAGGGACAGTGTGTTCAACAGCAGAAATACCACCTGCCGTACCCTGTGTATTGTATGCTCTTGCTCTTATTTCATAGGTGTCACCAAGTGCGGTAACTTCTACAGTGGATTCATTTGTTAAACCATATTTTGCCGGATACCAAGCGGTTTGTCCTTTTATTCTGTAATCGAAAAAAGCAAAACCAAATTTATTATCGACAGCAGTTGCAGTCAACTCAAGGGTAATCTTGTCACCCTTTGGACTATCTGGAAAGTTTATTTTCTGGTTGATGTTTATAACCGGAGATCCAGTATTCTCAATAATATCTTTGCCAGCAACAGGCGAGAACGCAGGATCTTTCTTGACATAGAAAGAGCCAGAGCACTTTGCACTATAATCCTTTCCAGCTTCAACCCTTCCGCTTGGAAGTAATGGCGCAAAGTTATCGCCAGATACAGTTTTGTAAGATCTATCACCATTTTCTTTCGGTCGCTTATTTACCCCTGATATTTCAGACCAATTACCAACTCTTGCCTTTACTGCACCACCAGCACCAGACAGATTTGGTCTTGGTGATGTTATATCTGTAATAAAGCACAACACAGCTCCCGGCCACCCAAATCCACCTGCTCCAGCCGCATAGTCAGTTCCAGCGACACCAATAACCGCTACGCTTGGGTCATTATCACTGCCAGATACATCTATACATTCTGCGTTATCAAAAAACAAATTATTAACACAAAATGCTATGCCTCCGCCGCCAGATACCGCATCTCCTCCAGCATACAATCCTTGATTAAGTCCAGCAGAATTTCTTAATCCACCACCAGCTCCACCGCCGTTACCAAACAGTTTTGTGGTTGTCGGTAGTTTTGAGATTGATCCATCACTATTAAGTGACGGGTAAAACTTCTCAATAACTGAATTAGAAGCGCCAATTAATCCTCTGCCTTCCCCAGGATTCTGCCTAACGACATACCTGTCTGGGATCTTGAATGGGCCAAAACCTTTCCATTTTATCGATGTCTTCATTCCCTCTTGGCTTGAATCTTCTCCTCCGAAATAACCTTTACCGCCGATAACTCCACCTGACTTTGCGTTTATTTTGCCAGTATTAACTATCGTAAAGTCTTTGCACCCGAACCAAACAGTGCCAAGCGTGGTTAGAGTTATTCCGTCAGCTATCTTAATGTCGCCAAAAGAATTATGCAATAATGTTATTGAATCTCTTGATCCTATTGTTTGGTTTTGATCAATAACAAAAGTATTTTCATCTGGAGTTCCAGACACGACAGACTCAATTGCAGTCCAGCCCATAGCACCGTAATCAACATCTATGGAATTAGACCCAAGATCGAAATCAATAGGTGTTGCTTTGCCCGAGCTTCCAAACAGATCAAGATCCATTGTTCCTTCAAGGAAGTTCCAAGAAATACCTTGAACCTCGAACGACATATTCAGGTTTCTATCTGATATAAAGTCAGGTTGATTTGCTAGATCTAGCTTTATTATAGATCCGACCTCAAGCATTATCGCACTACTCATTAGCACTGATACAGTAGGCTTTATTTGAGGCTCGCTGTATCTTGCCCTTATGCCCTCTGCAAGCGATGATATAATAGCCTGACTATCAGTATCTCTATTTCTTATGCCTTTTATGTTTATATCTAGCGTTTCAGACCATATATTGTTTCTTGCAAAACTGTCAGCATCTATGTAGCCATTCTCTCTTGCGTATTTTTCTTCCTTCCAATCCCAAGACCAATTAACCCTAAAAACGTTTCTTATTGCCTTTGAATTTCTCAGGATTTCTGGGGAGCTTAAAATAGATTCATTGTTTATCGTGATCTCGGCTGGGGCGTCATAAGGTATATCTGAAAATCTTTTAAGATATAGTTGACCATCCTGATCGATATACATGAATAGGTTGAATGGCTTCAAGCATTGCTCATATATAAATTCTTTCGCAGAATCTTCTTTCAGCCCAATAAATTGAAGATTAAAATCCCATAGATCTCCGCCAATTTCTTCAAATGATGGTGTGTTTATAAAAACAGACGATACGCCTGCATTCCAGTTGTCAGGTAATCGCTTTCCTGCGTCACCATACAGACTGCCATTCATTATCGCCAAGATCATTTTAGGAATATTAAGGTCTAAATAAATAAATTCCTCAAGCTCTATTGATCCACCATCCTGACTTCCAGCTAAGTCTATCTGTCTTGTGCCAAATAAAGCTCTTCCATCAACTACAAATTTATTTGAGCCAGTCTTTCCTGACCAGCGGATAACCTCAAGCGCATCATCTCCATTTGAGTCTGTTCCGGAAGCAACGAGATAACCAACCTCCCTTCCTGGCGCATCAACCCAATTGCTATCATGAAACACGGCATTGAAGGCGGCGTTATCTAAAACCTCAATTTCTTTTGTTGACGTAGGTGTTGCATCGGCGAAGCCGATACCTTTGACCAAAGTTGTTTTTGACTTAGATCCAAAAACCTTCTGCCGAATAAATCTCTGAGTATCACTTGTCTTGAATGTGTACTGATTTACATCTTGGTTTACTTCATTTATGTATTGCGGCGGAAGAGATACGTAATCTTCAAACCGAATGTTCATTAATCCGTAATGAAATATAACCTTGTTGTTATTAAGGGTATCATTAAATGATGATAGTAAGATGCGTTGAAAATCAGTTAATCCTTGGTCAATAACAGTGAAGGTGTAATCACCAATTGTTGACTGGCCTCTTTCTGGCGTTATCTTCTGAGATCCGCCAGTTGCAGATACTATGCACTCATCAAACCTGTGAGATCCAGCATCAACTATTTTTATTCGCTTTGACGTAGTAAAGTAAATGTTTCCATTTTCATTTTGAACCTCGATAACTAACGCTGGCTCTCTGCTGTTACTTACATTTGCAGCTAAAAAACGATCACTAATATTAAGCATCTAATACCTCTGAGATAGAATACTGATAGTTATATTTGTTTATGTAGTTATTACCTATTCTATCTCTCGATCCTCTATTTGCCATTGTTACAGTCATTTCCCTATCATCCTCGTCAAGATTTGTGTGAATGAAATCTTCTTTATTCATAACCGATGACCTGAACATCTCGAACTCCTCTGTCGATACCTCATCATTAACACCGACAAACTTAACCTCACATGAGTAAGTGTTCTTCGCATTGAACAAAGATGAAACTTCCCTGCCTGAAAGCGACTCTGACTGCATTGTTCTATCTGATGGAGACTGATTGAACTGACTCAGTGTTAATTGTATTGCATATTCAGAATAAATATCGAGATCTGAGATCCAAACGTTTCTACCAACAGATGCTGTTGCGTATTCGAAATCGTTATCATCATCACTCTCAGTTAGATTGACAATGAACGAATCACCAATGATGTCTTCATAAGATATTCTTCTCCATTCATAGAAATCATTCTGGACAAGAATAAAACCAGAGGTTGGAGTTGCTAAAGGAATTGTCCCAGATTCAACAGTGATCTCTGTAACATCATTTACAGTTAGCGCAGTTGCCAGCTTCAATTGATTTTCTTGAGCTGGCTTAATTAGGTTTCTTTTTGGATAAAATTTTACTGTCGTGTTAGACACTTAAAGCCCTGCCTTGTGCTGATTCTGGGTTGATGATTATACCATCATTATCAATGTAACTTGATATCGCCTTAGCTATATCTTCTGGAGAAGCTGTACCAGAAGTTACATTTATCGTTATCTGTCTATTATCAGTATTGCTAGTCTGCTGTGACGAAACTCCACTTGCTGACGGAGCAGATGGTGCGCTATAGTTCTGCGATTTTGCTTTTGCGAATTGTGCTGCACCTGTAGCAGCGGCGGCTGCTGCGTTTATTGCTTTTAGTGCAAACGGCATCCCAGGCTCAGCAAAAGCGCTCATTATCGCCAAGCCAGTCTGAAGCGCTATGCCAGCAATGGTGTATCTCTTGTTTGCTTCAAATGCAGCCTCAGCATTTTTCTCTTTTGTCTTCCGCTCCTCATCAGACAAATCTTCTGAGGTGCTCAATTCCTTATCAAGTTCTTGTTGTCTAATTGATGCTAGAGTACCAAACAAATCTGTGAATGCCTTGGCTGCATTCCCTATCCTACTTATTGTTTCTATCAATTTCTCCATTGTGGTCATCTGATCCCACATGCTTTTTTTGATATTTTCAGTAAGCGCAGCTAATTCATCAGCTTCTTTTTTTCTTAGCTGAGACTTTATTATTTCTGCTTCAATAAGTGATGTCACGTTTGCATCAATAAATCTTCTTTCAGAATCATATCTTTCTTTTATAAGCTGCTCTTCTGACTTTAATGAGTCTTTGATGGATTGAAGTCTATCTCTTCTCTCATCTGCATCTGAATTCTGATTCAATGCAGAAAGACCATCTTGTAGCTGCCTATTTATCTTTAAAATAAGATCAGCTTTTTGTTTTTCATCATTAACTAATGCAGCAACTATTTCTTTTCGTTCTTTCGACTGAGCAATTAAAGCCTCTCTTTCGCTTCTTAATGAACTTATAAGTTTGTCTAGGTCATCCTGATCATATTTAGCCTTTATACCAAGTTTTTCATCACGCTGGCGAATCAACTCAGCTATTATCTTATCTGCTTGTGCTTTTACTTGTGCCGATTCAACTATGTCCCTAGCTTTTCTTAGCGCATCAATTCTGTCATTATATTCTTTTTCAATTTTAAGCTTTTCAAATGTCTTGTACTTTTCTGTATCTATTAGTTTATTCGCCGCTTCAATTGTTTTTCTTGATATTTCTCTTTCCTTTTCTGCCTGCTTGTTAAGTAATTGATTCAAATATTCGACATTACTTCTTATCTGTTTAGCTATAGTTTCTTGTTCGGATATTATCTGATTTAATGTTTTTCCGCTCTGATCACCTATCCCATCTATTATAGTATCGCCAGAAACACCAAGGTTTGATAAACCTTCTATTGTGCTCCCAAGATCAAAATATTCTTCTTTAAGTTTTTTTATTACATCTGTCTGCGTATGTATTTCACCAGAAAGCTGATCAAGCGATAGCGCATCTGGAAATGTCCCAGATGCAGCAACAACTGCGGAAAGTCCACTAAATGATTTTCTAGCTTGCTCTAGCTTCAATATTAATTCTGCAACGGCAAAAACTGCAAGAGCTAGGCCGCCCGCTGGATTGGCAAAGAACAAAAACGCCTTTGCAAGCCTAGTAGCTGCAATTGCAGCAAAAATAGCAGCCCTTCCAGCAGCCAATACTCTTATTGTAAACTTCACCAAGGCAACAACACCGAAAGATAATATTGCAACACCTACGGTCTGCATCGCTGATGCAACCTTGTCAGCAAATGAGTCGAAATTCTGAGCAAGGTCATCTATTCTTAGTGCAAGTCCAGAGGTAAATCCAGTCGCATCATCCACGGCTCCTATGTAGTTTTCCAGAGATGCTTTTAGATTACCAAATGCTTTCGCTACAGTTACATTGACGTTTCCATATTGGTCATTAACAGTTTGAAATTGAGATGCTAAAGCTGAGAGAAGCATATCAATATCTCCAAGACCTTCTTCAGAGAAGGTTTTTAAGATTTTAATGGCAGTCACACCAGAGGCTTCCATGTTTCTAAATTCATCTGAAACCTCTCTTAATCCGTTTGCAAGAACATCCCTTAATCCTGGAGCTTGTTCGAAAATGGAGTTTAATTCTTGCGAGAATCCTGTTGTAAATCCAGATGATATTATCTGCGTAAACTGACGTAACGCACCCTGTGCTTCCTGAGCATTTGAGCCGCCAATCTGAATTGCCTTGTTTACCGTCTCTGTTATCCTAAAAAGTTCTTCTTGAGACACTTTTGTTCTATCAACAGAGCTTGCAAGTCTTAAATATAAGTTTGCGTTTTCTTGCAGGCTGGTTCTAGTCTTTAATGAGACATCAACCAATCTCTTCTGAACATCAGCAAGCTTTTCACCTTCAACAAGAGTGATGCGCAATTTGTTTTGAAGCTCGTTGAAGTCGTCGGCTAACTTTATGCCGGTAATGATGGTCGCAGCACTTGCTATTTTTGCAAGCAATCCGCTCATGGCGTTTAATGATCTATTAACACCTATGATCTTGCCGTTTAGATTTGATTGGTTGCTAGAAAGCCTGCTTGTTGAAGATGATGTTCTATCAGTAGCGCCTGCTGTTGCATTAAGCTTCCCAACAAGCGCATCTATTTGCCTCTTTGCATCTGAAGCATCAACTGTAACTTTAATTTTTTTTTCGATAGCCATAGAGATGCCCAATAATATAATTCGTCATCCAATTATATCATTTTTGGGCAGATCTATTCTTTTCTCTTTGCTTTGCGCAATGTGTTATGTACGTATCATCAATGACGAACGCTATTGCAGCTAAATCCCTGACTGGGACTGGGGACGGCCTGTATTCAAGAAGCTCCTTAACATCTCGCCAAGTCAACTTTTTAATAAGCCCACTCATGTGATCAACTTCGCGGGCTTCTATTGTTGAGTAGTACCATCCAGCACATAAATCAACAAGATCATTTGATTCTGGTTCTTTTAACATTCCAGACTTAATTAGCTTGTCGATTGCGTGCTTCTTCTCAGATGCAACAAAAAGCTGATGACTTACTACTTTTTTGCAACTTCTCGTGATTCTTCAATCTCTTTCTCACGATCACCAGCCATCTCAATTGACTTCCAGTAGAGTACCATGAGCAAGTCATCGTAATCATCATGAGTTAGATACTCAACTGCTGTAGCATCTGAATACTCAAGCTTTTCACCGTCATCAAAGTACATATCATCCCAGCCAACAACGTGAGTTTTTACAAACTCTTTTTTCTGACCAGAAGACAACATTGTGTCTTTCATGCCGTTTGTATACATTGCGAACGAAGTCATTATCTCCTGAGACATTGGCTTCACCTTGAAAGTGACTCCATCAAACTCAACATCTTTTGCACTTCGATCTTTAAAACCAGTTTTAAGTTTACGCATATTTTTCTCCAAAAGTAAAAGGCGTACATTAAGTACGCCTTGCATTATATATCAATTAATTTTATGGTGCAGCGATGAAGTTGAATTCAACCGCATAACCTTCTGGCGTACCAACAGCACCAAATGTACCATTGTTTTGCAGTGTCTCGCCATTGCCAGTATTGTCTCGTGTGAGCTCTGTATACTGAACTGAAGGCATGTTTACAACAAGATAGTTTCCGTCAACATCTTTAAACGTTACGCCAAGGCCAAACAACGTCTCATTGTCACGCTTATTAACTTCAGAATCCGCTGTTGTGGTATTCGTTCCATCAACATAAGACACCAAGCTGCCAGTAACATTTGACTTATCAAATGAAATTAAGCAAGCGCCTTCCTTGCCAATTGCAGGCTGACCATCTGCTCCGTTCTCAATAGAGAATGAGAAGTCGGTATAGCAAATCGATGCCATGTCAGCAGGAATACCATCAACCCAAAACTCAAGCACATCTTTTACCGATCCAGATACACGAGACGTATCAACTGCATTGTCAGTTGATCCAGCAATCTGAGCGATCCCAGAAACTTGACCAAGGCCAATCATGTCGTAAGTTAATGTTACGATTGACTCTGTTGTAAGATTCACATTAAGAGAGTTAATTTGAACACCCTCAAACGTTTTATAAATTGTTCCAGAGTCTGTTGGGATTCGCTTTTGAATAGCAAAGCCTTTCTCGAAGTTTGAATTTCGATATGACTTGCCTGTCAGTGTTGCGGATACCGTTTCATCCACGGGGGCAGGAGAAACGTTGACGTTATCGTCATCCACGACACTTGTAATTCGAAATACTCGATTGTTATTTGCAGTACCGAAAGCACCAACGAACTGACCGACAACTGCGTTAGCAAAAGCACCAACCTGACTAATTGATGAAGTCGCGTTGGTGAAAGTTGTAGATCCTGTAGCGCTTACGACGGCTGCTGAATCAGCTTGCAGCGCGCCTTGAACAAAAGACTCAAGTAGTGGATCAGCGACCGAAAGTTCAGAGTCGATAGAGCCTGAAACATCGGAGCCAGTGATAATGTTATATCCTGGCTGGCGAGATGTTGAAACCATCTCGCTTTGGGTGAATGACTTCTGTATGTCAATATCGCCACCAGTGCGTCGAATTGAACTCCAAGTCGGTGTTGCTGGAACGCCAGCAGAAGGGGTAGACTGTTCTACTGCCCAAAATGATACGGCGTTCCCCTGTATAGAATTTGGCATTTGTAGCCCCTTTTATTAAATTAAACAAACTCAATTATATCATATATACCTAACAACAAATGGATACCGGATTGTCTTCTCGTTCCACTTATTGCTACCGGATGCTCGCATAACGCGAACAATGTCTTTTGGTGAATCTTGTTGTGAGTATATCTCGCTGTTGTCACTACCTCTGAGCGTCTTGTTTAGGTATATCAAATCAAGCGCTGGCTCAATTATTGTTTCTACTGCTTTGGAAGACTTGCTGTTAGGCCAATACACGCTGAAATCGACAAATACAAGCGTTCTCTTATGCTTATTGACACCATCGGTTATGCTTGAGTTGAATGTAAGCGCCTCTGTAACAAGCATTCTAATCCAATAGTCATCAGTGGGCTGTGATGGGGTCTCTGTGAAGCTATTCATATCAAAGTATGAAGCGCCAATATCAAGAGCGCCATTGTGATAGCCATCTGGAAAGTGACAGATATAAGGCTCAGAAAAACCCTCGACAAACAACTGTGTTAAATCTTTCTTGAAAGTCTGCATTAGTTAATAGCCTCGGCAGCAACAATAACAGCTCCGCTAACAAGCGAGTCTGCTGTTTGTGTGGTGAAATCCCAGCCAACAGTAGGTGCATATAAATTACCTGACTCTATGTCCATGACTGAGTTTTGTATGAAAATTATATTATCTTCTTTTAAGTTAAATCCGCCAATGTCAAGCATCATCCCAGCTAGTGTTTCTGTGCCAGACGGGTCTTCATTGATGAACTGACCATCGTATTCTTGGTTTATAGAGACGTTCCAGTTACCTTTGAATAATCCTGTGTCTACTGGGCTATTTTTGACGACATACGCTGATGCGTATCCTGCCATCTTCTGAATGTCCGTTGATATTTCATCGAACAACTCATCAGCCAATAAATCATCGTCAAAGGACTCAACTTTAAACATTATCGCCTCAGTAATAGATTCCAAGAAACTTTGACTGGATCTGATGCAATGCCTTTACATGTGTATTCAAGGCCATCAAAGGTCACTGTCTGTTCTAATGGTGGTTTCTTTTCAAGCTCTTCTTGTCTTGCGATAACAACCACATCGCCAATCTGATATTGACTAAATACCTTATCCATTGGTCTTTCAGATTTTGATGGATTCGTTAATGCAGCAGAGCATGAATAGGTGTTCTCTGTTGTAATTCTAACGCCTGTCTCTCTGTCTATTGCGCCAGAGATTACTTCAGTCCAAGATAATTCATAGAATGCGTCTGCAAAAAATTCACTGGCTTGAAAGCTTTTAAATAGCTCATTAAATATCTCATTTGCACCAGCCATTAACCTCTCCCGACAGTCATTGAGTATTTACCAGTCCCTGATGACACGTATGGCTCAAGAACGAGAGAAACTTCATCTTGAATTATTGAAGGCTTTGCACTTAGCTGTGCATTTGGAGAAAAGTATTCTTGATATCCAAGTCCATCCATGCCCTGCTTTTTAACGCCGGTAACACTATTATCTGCAACTCGATTTGACTGCAAAACATACCAAGCTTGAAGTGCTGTTGCTTCTGCAATTTCTTTTGGGAAGATAGTGTAATCTGTTATCGATACTCCACGAGAATCGTACAAATAAAGCCTTGGGAAAAACAAAGAATAAGTTTCGTCGTACAACTCACCATTAAATGATTTGCCGTAGACAAGATCAATCTGCTTGGTTGCAGTAATGACTGCTTTTGCTATTTCTTCATCGGTTATCGTGCCAATGATCTTGTATGGATCAGTAAGCCAAAATACTTTTGTATCTGCCACAGAAACATAAGAGTTAGCTGTTGCACCAACATCTGAAATAACATCGAACCCAGTAAAATTTTCTGTAGCCATAAAAAAAGCCTATAAAAGTATAGGCTCTATTATATCATTGATTAAAATTAAGATTTGATGAGACTACTTTGTACCGGTAATTTTAAGTTTATAATGCGTAGCACCGACAATGCCTGCTGGTGTTACAGTTACTGTTTTAATAGGCCCAGCAGCACTCGCATAGTCACCTAGAGATGTACTGTCTATTGATCCATTAGTGAAGTCACTATCATCACCTGCACCATCAATTCGACCAGTCACTGTTAGAGTTCCAGCAGATGGCGTCACTTCTGTGATGTATTGATCAGAGTAATAGGTTGCTGCCGCAGTCCAATTAGAGAACTCCTTATCAACACTGATTGTCTGTGCAGATCCAACAACTCCCATCACTGTATATGTTCTTGCCATGTTCTTGCCTCGAAATTTTATTAGTTTGAATTATATCACATTAGTTGGTCTTAAAGCGCCATAAGCTGGAACCAATACTTTAGGATCCTCTGGTTCATAACCGTAAGCTGGAGGCAGTGAATTAACAGCTCTCCAAACAATGCTAATCATCTGCGTGTTACTCGTTCCTGCTGCGTTGGTAGCCGTTACCGTGATAGTCTCTGTTTCTTCAGTATCGTTAGCAAGCCGTGTTAGTGCACCCGCATTACTTAGCGAGTAACTAGCTTGATCAGCGCCTCCAGTTATCGTCCAGCTCGTTGCAGCATCACCGCCTGCGATTGTAAGTGTTCTGCTTAGTGCTTGTCCTACTTTTGCGTAGATTGTCTTTGTTGGTGCCAATACAGGCGCTAATTGCGCTCTAGTCGTTACGCTGAATGAATCGCCAGCTACACCACCTGATACAACTCCACCAAACGAAGCACTGGCTTGCAGTCTGACGTATATTGTAACACCGTTACCAGCGTTTACACTTGCGCCGAAACCTGATCCTGAGCTTAGCGATACTTCGGCGGTACCTGTTGCAGTCCAATCGATTGCAGTTGTGATTCCACTTGTAACGAATGATCTAGTCACATAAGCGCTAGGCTCAGCACCTGTTGTGTCAGCTCCTAAGTCTGGTACATCAGGCGTAACATCGTGATTAACTGTGACTGTTCGCGTTACTTGGTCAGCCGCATTGCCTGCCGCATCACTTACGTTGTAGTATTTGTAATAAGTCCCTACTGTAGTGTCATCAACCGAACCAGTCACTACGATATTTGCAGTTATATCGCCGTCAACATTATCGCTAGCCGTTGCACCAGCATCGACCCAAGTATCACCGGCTGTAATTGTGTCTGTACCGCTAGTTAATGTTATTACTGGCTTGGTTACGTCTGGGCCAGTGTATGCACTTAGATTTAGTGTGTATGGATACCAGAAAACACCGCCACCCAATCCTCCAGCATCAAACTTGCCAATAACCAGGTCAACACTAGCGGCATCTGTGTAAAAATACCCATTTTCGAGAACTTCTGTGCCGCTAACTATTGGGTAGTAAACTAGGTCATTGTGATTTAATGATATGCCACTTATTTCATCATTTAGCGTGCCAGCACCAGTGTCTGGGAACGTCAATTGGGTTAATGAATAGCCTGTTCTTGATCGTATTATTATATTACCAAAATCAAGCGTTCCTGCGTCGTACTCAACAGTTAGCGTCAAAGGGTAATTCAAATTAAATAAGTGCGATACGTCGGATAATGCTGTTAAGTCAGTTGGAACAACTAAATTTGGGAGCGTGCCGGTATATGGTACGCTTACACCATTAATATAAACAACGGGAGTTCCTGTCAATCCATCGCCAGTGTAAATATTTATTGATGTTCCTTCGTTAACATCGGTATCAGCACTTGGACTGCCACCGCCAACGACTGACCATATAGGGGTACCAGCACCAGCAAAGCTAGGATTATCACCATCAACAGTTTCGCTGATCGGTGGAGTAGCTGACTCACCGTCGAAACTAAAAATCATATTATTCGCGGTATTAACGTTGTCAATAAAGCTAAATGCGCTAACAGTCAGTCCACTGAACGTATTGAAGTTTTCACCCAAGTTACCAAAAAGCGGTACTGTGTGCCAAGTTGCTGCTGATGTTCCTACACCCTGAGATACGCCGTTTATGTACAGAGTAGGTATTGTTGCTGCTGCTAACTTCTCTATCTTGATCGTATTTACATCATCAAAAACAACATCAGATAGAAAACTACCCCACGAAACACTAGCAGCCGCTGCATTCTGCATAGTGAATGATGTAGCACCTCTTGAAAAATAAATCCGATTAGCGCTTGCACCTTGAGCAATTGTGCCCATTAGTCGCTCATTTGATGTATCGCCACTTGGCATGTAAACGCTAAAATTAAGCTCCCAGTCACCTTGCGAGCTACCGTTTAGGGTGTTGACCAATGCGTTAGCAAAAACAATGCGGCAATTTGTGAGCGTTACTTGATTAGCCATTTATTACACTCCATACTTAAGTAGGACGCGATCCTCAGCGCCATCATTATTCGGCCCAACTCTATCCAGCAAGAAGTACCAATGTCCGCCAATCGGGTCAAAGCTTGCACCAATCATCATGCTATATCCTTCTGGTACATACTCAGCGTCAACAATCTCCATGAATGGCAGATTTAAAACGCCAAAGTCATACGGTTCTATATCCCATGGATTTGTCGCAGCTAAAACGTCAGATTTTTTAAACAACCAGTAATAATTATATCGGTCTGATTTAACGAAAGGGGAGTCACCACCGCTCAATGGGTCGCCTGCGTCATTTGCAATTTTGTATTGCTCACCCCATCGCAAGCCATCATTTTTACCAACGCACATTATCGTATCGGTGCTTGGCAAAAATGCCATCGACCTAATAGTTGTTGTCTTGTTATACACAGCATTAGTTATTGTTGCATGATCAACACCCATAATGTGAGTCGCACCAGTAGGATCATATGGGTAATTCATAAATATACCCTGATCAGAAATAGCACCATTTAAACTTGGATTAGCTGTTAAATCAGTTAAATCTAGACCTCGACAACTAGGCCCGATGCTCAGTGACCCATCAATAGAGTCGTTAGCTGCATAGCCATAGAAGTGTGCACAACCAAACGCCGCTTGATCTTCTGTTGGAATTGAGCCAATCCAACCCGCTGCGGATCTACCACCAGCCAAATCATACAAGCCATCAATTGAACTTGTTGAAATGCTTGTTTTGTCGTTAATAACAACCGTAGTTTCAGGTCTGTTTAAGTTGTCATACCAGTTGATTGCATTAACTATTAATTCTGAATCGGTACCGTTCGAGTAGATCCCAGTTATTCTGTCCAAATACGGAAATCCAACAGCCTCATCTGATCCTAAAAACACGTTATAAAATGGCTGTGTGTTTGTTGCTACATTAAGCGCACTATGATCTGTAGAGTTAATAAATTCAGGTAATGAAAATTCACCGACCATCAATGCACCAGCACCTGAGCTAACCTGCGCGCCGGCTACAAAAATGGAATTCCTAGCATTATCATAATGGAAATAACAGTTAGAGTTGTACCTGATAGATCCATCATTAAATGTTCCATTTGGTATTCTACAAGCACCAACTAAGGATAACTCTTTAATATTCCATAAGTCAGCACCAAAGGGTCGATCTGCTGCTGGTCTTAGTGAAGATGGTGATCGGCCATCATATGTTGGGCTTGTTGATTGCTCTGTAAGTGACACTGATATAGCTGGATCTCCA